AAGCCATTATCCAAGAACAGGTTGCACAAGAAAATGGCAAAGAAGAAGATTTCACTAATACTGAAACACATAGCCACCTTATGCTGTTCAAAAACCCAGAGACAGGAGAACTTTCTCTACCTGCCTTATTTGACTTTGCCAACTCAAAGCTCAGTGTATCCAAAAACTGGAACACTCAAATAGCTTCTAAAGGTGGAGATCGATTCGCAGGTCTGTGGAAAATGTCTTCTGTTCCAGTTGAAAACCGTAGCGGTCAATCCTATCTCAACGTTAAAATTGAGTGGCAAGGCTGGGTACAAGAAGAGGACTATAAAGTTGCAGAAGCACTTTACGAGGCCCATAAGTCGTAACATTCAATGAACGAGCACGGGTTTGTAAAATCCGTGCATCGTCATCTTCCAAGTGACACATTCAAATGGAAGATACACGACACTTATACAGGCGGGGTACCAGATGCTATGTATGCTGGCCCTGCCGGTATTCTGTTCGTTGAATATAAATACACAAAGCTTCCCAAAAAACCTACTACACAAATCAAACTAGGCCTGTCTGCTCTACAACTAGATTGGCTGGATAAGATGCACCTTTATAACGTATTAACAGGTGTTATAATTGGTTCACCTTTGGGAGGTATAATCCTCACAGACAAAGATTGGTACAAAGACTTGTTCCTACAGGAGTTTGAACATGGACTCGATGCAAGAGAAATCTCAGCCTGGATCTACAGTGCCGTTAACAAAAGATAATATAAACCCTGACCACTACAAGTTTGGGAACATCGAGGCAATAGAAGCAATTAAAGAAAGTATGTCTGGGCAAGAGTATCTAGGATACTTAAAGGGCTCTATATTCAAATACTTATGGCGATGGAACTCCAAACACAAAGACAAGGAAGGCCAACTAGACTGCCTTAACAAGGCTAAATGGTTCTTAAATAAACTGATTGAGTCTGTAGAACAATCTGGAGAACCCGTTGACCGAAATTAAAAAACACACAATCCCACTCTGTAAAACCTGCCAAAAACCTTTTTTTAATGTAAAGCCAAGAGTTAAATACTGTTCTGACGAATGCAGATCTATTGCAAAAAAAGAGCAGATCCACGAAGGATCAAGAAGAAACAGAAAAGATTACCTAGGGGCGCGGAAAAAGCTCGATAGATGCTCAACGCCCCGATGCAAGAATAAAGTATCAAGAGAGTTACCTGACGGAACCCCAGTATGTAGAACCTGTCTAGCAAAACACAATGTATATGGGGGTGTTAATAAACCATCTCCAACAACAGTTCACCCAGGCACAGGATTCCAAAAGAAAGGCTTTGCTCACAAGTCCTTCAGGGAAGAAAACCTAGACGGAAAAGCAGATTGGGACATAAGAAGCGCAGAACTAAAACGAAAAAGACAAAAGCGATGGTTTGCAATAGCCAAAGAGTATGGGGCAAAAGGATCTACCAACGCCTACAATGACTTTGTAAGAGACTCCAGAAATGCAACAACACCTGGAAAGTAAATACGGTTTGTTTATGACCGTAGAGAACTTAGCAGAGCTAAGTAAAACCCATCGCCAAACAATTTATAACAAACTATACAAAGGCACCTTAGATATACCATACTGGAAGATGGGCAGAAACTATCTTTTTTCTACTCAGGCTGTTGCTGAACATATAACACAGCAGTTAAAAGACTATGAAAAAGAACAACCAAAAAGAGTTTGAAGTTAATTACACCACTACAATATCTCATAGAGTATTAGTGTATGCAGAAAACGAAGAAGAAGCTAAATACAAAGTCTTAGATGATGAGAGCTTACCTTTACGTAAATCTCAGGTAACTGAAACCAACATATCAAGCATAGTAGAACGATAAAACACATAGAATTGGCTTAGGGCGTTTCATCATTACTGCCCTTCCAGCGTGTTCCCGTCCACGTAGCCAAGCCAGGCGGGATTTATTTTTTCTTATAACGGGACGTTGTGCCGCGTCTATACTTAGCAGTCTTCTTTGCTATCTTCTTAGGCTGCTTAGAAAACTGCTTACCCGCTTTAGTATCTGCTCTCTTCTTTCTAGAAGTAGCAGCATACTCTTTCTTAGATAAAGCTTTCCTAGCAGCTTTCGGTAAATACCTTTCGCCTGTTGCTTTTGGCCCTTGCGTTGATGGCTTACCAGACTTAGTTCCCCAATCTTCTTTAGTCCATTTAGACAAAGACTTTTGAGCTTTTGTTTTGGGGCCGCTGTAAGTACCACCAGATTTTTTATAACGCTGTGTAGCAAGTTGTGCCTTACGAGCACTCCACTGTCCAGGTCTCCCGCCTTTACTGCCAGCTTTTACAGAAGCAACAATACGCTTCCATTTAGCTTCGTCTCTTCTAGCCACTATCTACCAACTTTTTTCTGGGCCATTTTATGAGCTTCAGTAAAAGAAGTGCCTTTTTTCATCATAGCTGTCATAGCTTTCATATGTTTGCCTGTATGATGGACAGCGTGTTTTTTCATAGTAGCTTGTTGTCTCGGAGTAAGACCAGAAAGATCAGCTCCTTTTACCATCATAGACATTGGCTTCTTTTTAGCAGCCTTTTTCATCATAGTTTTTTTAGGTCTACCAACTTTACTACCGTAAGTTCCTTTACCCATTGGCATTATTTTTCTCCTTCTTTTTAGTGTACCCCATGCGCATCTTTTTCATTTTCATAATTTTGCGCGGTTTAGCATTTATACCATATGACTGCCGTGTCTTCATTGTAGCTCCTAAGTTGGCGCAGTTGGAAAAGTAACATCATCAATATTAGTTACATTAGCATTATTTGCTGGTAAATCTCTCAGCGATTGACGATAAGTTGCCCACTCAGCTTTTTTTGAATCGGTCAACGGAGAGTCAGCTACTTGAGTCCAATCACTTTCAATTAGCAAATCATTTCTCTCTGTCCGAACCCACTCTAATAATAAAGAGTTATCCGAGTCATATACTCGATTTGCTAAAGAACGAGTAATGACTTTGTTGTCTGCATCAAATGCAGCAGTGATAGCTTTAAGAATCCCATTAAAGTTGCCTTCAAAATCAATATAGGTGGGGTACCACGTATCTGTAGAGTCTTCTGGCGGACCTTGTACCGGCCCAATACCAATAGTGTTATTTGACGAATCCCAGGTTGAATAGCCTTCGAATCTACTCATTAACGTATACCTCCAAGGAAACCTTGAACTTTATTTACAACTACAGTCTTGCCTTCTTTTTTTGCATAAACTCTTACTCTTACAGACGTAGTAATTGCTTGAGAAAAGGAACCTGCAGCAGCCTGAGATATCTGCCCATTACTAAAGTTCTGATCCTGTCCACCCTCAAAAACAACTGTCTCATTTGAATTAGTACCACTTACTGAAATCGATGTCCCAATAGCAAAAAATGTATTACCTAAATACTGTACTGTAGTTACAGCACTGCTATATGAAACACTAGTCACGGTCCCAGTTTGACTTGAATTACTAGCATTAAATATTGTGCTCCCAGCGGTAGCTGATGATGTTACATCTCCGCTAAATGTAATTGTGTAAAACGTAACACCAAAGTTAGTCGTACTGCTGCGAGACTGCACCGTACCCAAAGACACGTTGCTAGTGCCAGCCGTTGCTTGCATAGTTATCTTCATGCCAACTTCAGTTCCACCAGATTCCGACTTAGTAGCTTGCATTACCACACTACAAATCGGGCGGTGGCTAATAGCCGGTGCAGGAAGCGTTACATCAAGAATTTCGTAATACTGGTTGGCGTTGGTTAATGTAACCGAGGTACTACTATTTACAGCTTGAAATACATTCACATCGCCAGTTATTTCATCTGCATCTAAATTCGTTACAGTAATAACCCCAGCATCAATCGTCCCAGAACCGATTTTATTAGCATTAATTGAATTGACTTGTAATGTTGGTACACCATCAATCGTTACAGAAGTAAGCGTTGTGTTATCGAGGTTGATTCGGTTCGCGTCTAAGTCACCCGTCACAACAGATAGAAACTCAGCAAAGGTGCCAGTAATTTTATCTACGGCTAAATCTTTTATTTTTGCGCTTTCTATTGATCCGTTCTTAATAAACGCATCTGTCATATATACGCCAGCAGGAACTGTCTCTCCATTAAGAGTTGTTTGCGTTGCTTGAACTGTAAAAGGAGTAACAGCAGCCGTATTATCAGATCCGCCCCGCATAAGCGCAAAACGGTCTGCATTAACTATAAACTCACTGGTTATGTTACCCGCTGCATTTGATGTACTAGCCAAGCCAAAACCAGCTACTGCACCATTCAGATCCACTTTGACGGCAAAACTAGCTCTTAGTCCAGTAACACTACTTGCTGAAGTTTCCAACACTTGTTTCAACGATGAAGTGTTATTGCCTGACACTGGATCAGTGTAATCTGCAGACAAAAAATCCATTTGGGTCGCGCTCGCTCTAAGCGTCCCATCAGTGTTAAGAACACCCGATTTCATAGTGCTTAGGTTCGTTGCCGAAACAACTGCGTTACCGCTGTTATCAAACAGTATGGCATCAAGAGCATCGATCCTTGATGAGCTTGCAGATCCGCTTCCTATTACCTCGGTTTCTAAGTCAGTTAACGCACTGGCGGTAGCTAATCTAGATGAGCCGTTAGGATTAAAGACCTCAGATACAAGACCATCTATCCTCGAGGCAGACGCATTAATACTGCCACCAGTAGCACCAAACACCTCAGTCTCCAGCTGACTTACAGCTGCTGATGTAGCAAGCAAAACCCCCTGACTAGGATCTCCATTCGTATATAAGTCAGAACGAAGACCACGTATTGCCTGAGCTGCAGCCGAAGTAGTGTTAGAACTAAGGTTATTTATCTGTGTAATCGCAGCAGCAGAAGTATCTGTTGATGTTTTTAGCGAGTCATAGTCACCGTACAACTTCCAAAACGATGTGTTTGTAAGCGCCGTACCAGAGTTAGCACTAACCGCTTGTATACAAATATACAGCTTTGTATCGGTAGCTCCTGCTCTGACAATCTCGCCAACAGCATAAGCCCTGCTAGTGCTATGAACGGCTACTTCAGTAAAGATCGCATCAATATTATTCTGCAATGTGGTTTGAGCATTTGTAATAGACTGTTGCGTATCAGCAGGAAGGTTGCCAATAGGAGTGGCTAAAGACGTTGCAAGCTGACTAGATGTAATAGCTCCATTCAAAAGGTTTAACATATGCGTAACATCAACGGCAGTCTGTCCTATAGTTCCTGACGCAGAGTTAAACGGCCCTTGAATACCTTCTGTATTTACATGTCTAACCCAATAGTATCTGGTCTGACCAGACCCAACGGGATCAGAAAACACTCTAGATGCTGTAATACCAAGTAAAGTTGCATCACCTATAGAGTCTGATGTGTGAACATGCACTTCAGTATGAGAATGATTAGCATAGTTTGCTAAGTTCCAACTCATGTTAATAATGCTAAAAGCACCAGTAACACTAAAACCAGTTGGTGCTGGAGGAACGGCTAAATCAACCAGAGTTTCTCCTGCTGGTACAAAACCAACCGTACCAGCAGAATTTGTATCAAAAGGTTTTTCTTTTAGCTCTTTTGCAAGACCGCTACTAATTAACTCTCTTAGTGTAATCGCTCTGTCTCTAGGATCGCCTCGCCTACCAAGGCGTATATTGGTAACTTGTTCTAAAAGTTCTAAATAACGGCGTAATGCAGGTGACGTATCTGCAGGAATCGCAGGTAAAGCGGGTACCTTCGTAGGTTCATTAGTGCGAGTCATTGCTGTTTAATCTCTTCAATGCTTTGAGCTAAACAGACCTCGTTTATTGTTTTAGTTCCTGAAACTTCAATCTCCCACTCAACCCCAACAGTCGCTGGCAGTCTCATTATCGGCTCTCGTAACGTAGCGTTACTTATACCAGAAGGCGTACTCGTAACCTGTGTATAAACATTGTTACTTAAAGAAATAGTGTAGTTAGCAATCAACGATCCATCAGCAAATACTTTTACTGTTACTGGGTAAGCGTCTGCGTGTACAGAAACCCAAGCCATACTTGTTGGCGTAGGGGTAATAAACTTTTTACTCTTGAACCTTAGAGTTTTTTCAGAGGTACCACCTCGATACTTTCTTACTTTAGTGCCTTCTATAATATACAACTGACCAGACTTAGGATCTTCGTACCCACCTCGCACTTCTGCTGACAGCGTAAGTGTAGAAAAAGCAGCACTTTCTGCTCTTGGATCATAGTACCAACCGCCTAACGTACCGCCGTTATTATAGAAGGCTACATACGTTCCTTCGTGTCTAAAAGCCCTTATGAGAGTGGGATGGAAGTCACTATTCCATTGCTCAACTGAAATTAGGCCACGAGAAACGACCTCTCCTGACGGTCCACCCACTGCAACTAGCCCATCTGGAGCCGCATATAGAACATACTCACCCATGTCCACAACAGAGTTTTTATTCACACAAGCCTGTGCAAGGTCTACCCGAACAGGTGTCAAAGCGGCTGGATCGGTACCAGTAATAAAATAAGGAGTGCCATTAGTCAGTGCTACAACACCGTTACCCGTTGCAGCAATATCAATAATATCCTCTTCAAGCGTTATGCGATAAGCAATAGGCCAGGCGTGGGGTAAAAACGGTTCGCTTAAACAAAAGCGTTTGCCAGAAAACCCTGCAAATACACCATTACCAACAGCCGTCAGTCCCAGCATCGGGCCATCAGGATATAGGCTGGTATCATCATCTGGTGGGCCTATCCATGTTCCGCTTGGCAAAACTTCTCCTAGTGCAGAAGACGCTACCGTGTCAGAAAAAGAAGTAGCACTAAAAGCAACCTCCGCAACAAATTGAAAGTCAGTAAAATTAGAACCTGTGTTAGAGCGATAAATTCGTTTTTTTGCTGCCGTGCTAAAAAAATAATTACCGCTGGGGTTAGAGCTATTTGGCATACTGACTGCAACGGCTTCGCTACTTGTTACATCTATAGTTGCACTAGCTGTTGAAGGTGGCCCCTCTTCACCCAAATCTGTTACTAAAGTAAACACATATGAACGAGTTTCTGGGGTCTCGGTAGCTGTAGCCGATCCGCTTTTTGATACGCCGGGTGCCGCACTTGGAGCAGGAACACCTAATCTGTAAGAAACGACAGGGTACCCAGAAGAACCTGTAATCATAGAGGTAACTGTCCCTACTCGAGGGTAGTCATCACCTGTGTAGTACAGCCTTTCGTTAGTGTCATTAGCTATAGGCCCAGGAACAGCGTCTATTCCATCATCGGGCCATTCAAGCCAGTTTGTGTCGCGGTAAAAATATATAGAACGGCGGTTGCCAGCCTGCAAAGTGTAGGTGTCAGTATCGCCTTTAGTAGGAACCAGCCTACCAGACTCAAAATCTATGTTCTCAGAGACTTGTCCAAACTGCTCCGCTAGTAATCTAGGGGCAACTCCAGGGGCGATACCAGAAAACCGAGTCAGCTTGAAATATGTCATTTAATACTCCGTTAGAAGTACCCAGATTACTCCTGCCATACCACTAATCAAAGCCAACGCCACTATAAAAATGTTTTTATTAAGTGACGTTAGCGCGGCCTCGATTTTGTCTAAACGATTAAATATCGTTTTAGACCGTTCTTCGCACATAGCTTCGTGGGCAGCTAGGCGAGTGTCTGTATCACTGTACTTCGGTTCCATCTGTTTCAGGCTCTGCTTCAGGGCTGTCCTCTTCTTTAATTGACTGAGTAACCATCTGAGCAAGGCTGTTAACACTGACTTCTGCAATAATTGCTTGTCTTCTTATAGCATTTAAATTGCTTAGGGCTTCTTGGTGCAAGCTTAGTATTTCTTTGCTTTTGTCAGATAACCCCTCTATCAAATAAGTTTTGTCATCAACAGTAATAGTTGGTGCTTCGTTTTTTACATTTAGATCCGCCATAAGAACTCTCCTAGTTAGTGTTTACGAATATTATCAATTTGCTTTTAGTGCTTCTACCTCTGTTTGCAAAGCTTCTATCTGTGCTTGTTGTTCTTGGATTGCTTTCAGCAATACTGGTATGGTCTCCGTATAAGTCATGCCCAACATTTTGTCTTCTGGGTCTTCTCTAACTATCTCTCCAAAATCCGTTTGCCAATCTTGCGCGATGAAACCAATCTTTTTATCTGATTGCGTTTGCGATTTTAGATTGTAAGTCACGCAGCGAATGTCCTTTATTTTTGACAGCACACCATCCAGTTCTTGAATATTCTCTTTGAGGTTTTCATCAGATTGCGTGGTCCAGCTCGTGTTTCCATTGATCAAACGAACACCCACACTAGATGTATTCAAAATATAATGATTGGCTGCGGCGAAATTAAGTCTATCTCCACCAGCGCCAAACGTTATGTTGCCATTCATGCTAAAACCGTCAGAGAATGTGGCTCCAGCATTTGTGATGTTCAGGGCTGTTTTGTATCCTGTCGTTGACGTAGCACTGGGAGCGATCATAAACTGATGGCCTTGAACACCTCGAAATGAGCCATCTGCCGATCCATAGTAAGTGATCTGACTGCCGCTTTGAGCGAAGTTTTGAATGATGCTGAATTGGTTGCCGGTGTAATCTAATCCGCAAATTCCAGCCAAACGGTTTACGTTGTTGCCAGTAGCAGAGCGAATCATTATCTGGTCGTAACCGCCGCCAACTATGTCTAAGGTTTTAAGAGGGGGTAGAGCACCTATTCCGACAAAGCCCCCATTTGGGTTTAAACAAATCCTGTAACCATTTGCTAAATTAAGTTTGTCTGTGGCTTGAATCCAAGTATTTACGCTATTTAATCCAAAATCTAAAACAGCGTTGTCGCCCCCTCTTAATCGTAAAATGCCACCAGTTTGAGTTGTTCCACTCGTTACGGGGGATGAATTAATTGCACTATCTATAGAAAGTCTATTACCCCCACCGTTATTTATTCCATCATCTCCAATATTAACGTCACCGCTGCTGTTGATGCGCATACGCTCAGAGCCTTGATTACCAAAAACCAAAGATCCATCAGAATGTTCCCGCTCAATCCAGCTTTGTAAAGTTCCTGTGTATTTCCAACCTAAACGTGTTTCTTGGCTCGATGAAGAAGCATTGAAGAAAATTTCACCTTCGTTAGCTATTGATAAATCACCGTTGTCACTAAAAGTTGTATGTGGGTACTTAGTATGAGTCCCTATAATTGTATCGCCTGTAGAATCATCTAATCCAAGTGTAAATGCATCTTTATTGGCTGTGGTTTGACGAAGTTTGTTGTCTCCGCTAGACACTTTCGTTTGAAGAGGGAGACCACCCGGATTTGCGATGCCAATACCGACCTTGCCGCCAGCAAAGTTTATGTAATCGTATATGTTTGCAGTGCCATCAACTTCTTGTCTTAGGGAAAAACCATCTGTTAGCCAATTTGTACCCGTTGATCTCCGATATCTATAAATTGAAAGCCCAGATACGTTGCTCGCATCTTCTCCACCAAAGATAGCAATTTTTTGGCTGTCTCCAGTGGTTCCCCCTAGAGTAGCTTCCGAAAAGAAACTACTTGGAGATGATGTAAATACACTACCTGGTGTAATATTGGGTGGCTTACCCGCTGAAAATCTACTTGCAAAAATTGATCCGCCTTCAGAGATGCCTATTTTGCCATTCTCATCAATGGTTACTGCATCATGACCGCCCGCTCTGCGAAAAACATGAGAAGAACCAGATACATTACCCATTTGATAAATAGCATGACCAGGCTCGCTAGATGCTTCATTTCCAGAAACTGCGATGTAAGCTCCGCGAGAAGAAGAAAGACCGCCATTTCCTGCATCAATAATTATTCTTTGATCATCTGACCCGTCTGAAGTAACGGACTTGATTAAAAGCTGGTTTGTTGTAACTCCAAAATCAAACGCATCTGTTCCGTCTGATAATGTCAAGGTAGTATTTGGAGTTGTACCTATGCCAACATTGCTGTTGAAAGTAGCTGCTCCCGCTGCTGACATATCAAAGTCAAGCGCAGTAACAACGGAGCTTCCATCAACCCCTTGAATTTTTATGTCGCCATCTGCTATAGGATTCTTAATCCTAAAGTTGTTACCGTCTTTGTCTAACTCAGCAAACGATGTTCCGCCATCTTTAAGGATGATATCTGCACCATCCGCATCCAGTATAATGTCTCCTGCAACGTCCAGGGTCATATCGCCTACAGGCACTACAAGTTCTGATGCAGCCCCGGTTGTACTTAAAACTGTTTCCTGGCTATTTGACTCTAGAACTAATGATGCTCGATGCCCTGCTGTTGATGCTGTATCAATAACAGCTCGTAAATGCTCAGTACCACTAATATGAAACGCATTCGCCGTATCGTCATTGTTTGATCCACCTGCGTTTGTGATTGATGCACCAGTAGCAGTGGTAGAAAGCTTTAAAGAGTTATTGTGATAGAGAGCAACTTCGCCGCCAGTTACTGCTGCAATCATCTGAGCATTATCTGCCGCATTGTTAAGACGAAAATCACCGGCCAAAAGTTTTAGATGTCCAGTGCCTTGGTCGCTAATAAAACTATGGTTGCCATCGTGATAAATCTGCAGGTCAGAGCCAGCACCAAATAGAGCTTTTTTGCTGTCAGCAAGAATAATGTCTTCGGCAAAAGTAACCTGTTCACTGCTATTTATAGTAATAGCAGTTGCGTTAGCACTATCTATAATAGTTCTAGTTAACTCAGCTAGTTCGATTGCCTTAGTCATTATCTATTCACCTTCGGGGTCTGAATTTGCAGCCTCAAAAGCTGCTTTGGTTGTATCGTTGTGAACTGCATCACAAATTGCTTTTAC